TAGTGTGATTTGTCCTCCTTCTTCTCCCCCGACAGTGTCGGGGTCTTCGTCTTGATGTGCTGCACCGTCCGCTCGGCGAACCACCAGGTAATGCAGGGGATGGCCAGGCCGAGGAACCACTGGGGGACCGGGATCCCCTGGACAACGGCCTGGGCAATGACGGCGGCAAAGATGATGGTGATGGCGGGCCTGGCGACAGCACGAAACATTGTGGTGAACACGTCTACGAGCTGCGACGCAGTAGGCTTCTTATTCTCTGCCATAGCTTACTCCTTGGCGGTGTGCCCGTGGGAGGCTCAGGAAAGGCCCTGATTCGCTTTTCGCCACTATTTATACTCATGGTGGCTTTAACCTGCCTCTTTTTTCAAGCACCCTCACCGTGGTCCTCTCCCGTCAAGGGAGAGGAGATTTATATCAGGGCGCCCAGGGTGTCGGGGACGGGCTTGCCGGCCTTCTCATAATGCCTGGCCAGGTGGCGGGCGGCCTTGATGATGTCCTCGGCTGATGCCTGGACCCTCTCTCCCCTATAGCCCCCCTTTGAGAGGGCGGCGACCGCCGCCGGCATTCTGTCCCAGTCCACCGTTTTCTCGATATCGAGACGGCCCTGGAGAGCTCGCATAATGGCCTTGGTATGGTGCGGGATCTTCCAGGTCTCGGGGTCGTCGGGATCTCCGACGATGGCGAAGGCCTCTTTGGGTAAGCCCTCTTTGGTTTTCTCCTTTTCGACCGCTTCTTTGACTTTACTCATCTTGTTTAGTACTCCTTTGAGTTTGCTCATGGTTTGGTCCTTTAGGTTATGTATCCCAGGACGCCGAACTTTACGCCGGTGTTGGTGGCGTATCTCTGGCAGAGTCTGTTGGCGTCCAGCTCGACGATGATGGTTACTATGGCGTAGTAGCGGAGGTAGACTGTGTTGGTGATGGAGGTGTCTCCCTTCTTTCTGACCATGCCGTAGTAGGCGGTGGTGGAATTGGACCTGATAAAGACGACGGCGTATTTGGCGCCTGATGGTATGATGCTGCTGAGGTTCCAGTCCTCCCAGGTGCTCGCTGAGGCTGGGGAGGTCTCGGCGGGCGGGTTGACGGCGGTGTAAGTAAAGCCGGCGCCCCCTCCTGGTGTAGTGAACTCCAGGCCCGATACATCGCTCTTGACGCTGACCACCTTGCCGCCCTCGCCGGTGTAGGATCCTGGTGTGTCGGAGAGCTTGAGGAAGTTGGAAGGCTGAGGGTCGGCGAGCTCTCCTGATAGTCCAGCCACTGAGATCTCGTCGCTGCCGCCGTCCTGGTGGCTTGTCTTATGGACAAGGGGGATATGGTCCCGGACTTCGGCCTTGGTAGAGCCTTCGAGCTTCAGGGAGTTGGCGGCGAGCTCCGCGGCTTCGACAGCTCCGTCGTCGTCCGTGTCATAGACAGATTTGAGCATGTCGCCGGCGCCCGGGGGGCTGCCTCCCGGCCAGGTGGCGATGACGCAGGCGTCCCTGGGGTTGCTGCCAGGGATGGCCACGATGACGTAGTTGCCGACGGCAAGGGCTGATGGGGGAATATTGGTGGCCACGCTGATGTCGTCGAAGTAGGTCGTGAGGGACCCTGCGAGCTGGACGCCCGCTTTGTAGCTGACCTCGTCGAAGTTCTTAAGGATAGCGAGCTCAATCATTTGTTCACCCTCACCTGAACCCTCTCCCATCAAGGGAGAGGGAATTTATTCCTCGGTGTAGAGCGTCCTCCTGGTAACGCGGTTGGCCTGGGCCACCTGGGCAAGCTTCTGGTCGTAGCGTTTGAGGCGGTCTGTGGCCCACTGCCTGTAGGCCTGGGTAGCATAGTGGCCGGCGATGGTGGCCCTGTCCACTGTATAAGCTGAGGCGGACATGGCCAGGTGTGCCGTGGCGCCCAGGACGATGATCTCCTCGTGCTCGGTGGGGATGGTAGTGGACTCAGCGGTGAGGGTGTGCTTCTTAAGCCATCTGACGCGGGCGTCCTCCGCGTCTCCCTCGTCCTCCATGTAAAGGTGGCCGGCCCAGTACTCGAGCCGCTGCATGTACTTCGGGGTCTTGCCCAGGGGGAACTCGACGGACTCGACCTTTAACAGTCCTGACAAGGTGGATATATCGAGCTCGGTATCCCCGTCGGTGGTGGCGATATCGTCCTGCTGCTGTATAGGAGCTCGGAGGGAATACTCGTCCACTGCTCTGAGGATGGCGCCGTCGACCTCGTCGTTTGTCCAGTGGTAATTCTGGCTGTCGGTGTCCTGGAGGTCCTCCCGGACCCTGGCTCTCATTTCGGTTAGGTTCATAATGTCACCCTCACCTTAGTCCTCTCCCCTCGAGGGAGAGGGGAAGCGAGGATAGGGAGTCCCGATTAAATCGGGACTCCCGCCTCGAAACGAAAGGAGTAAAAGGAGGTAAACCGGGTGAGTCATCGGTACGCCTTCGATACCTGGCCACAGGTCCGGCATTGGAGGACCTGGACGTGGCCGTCGTCGTAGAGTTCGACGAAGTCGTGGCCGCTGACGGGTAGGCCGGCCATGACGGTCCTCCAGGTTTCTCTGAGCCAACAGATGACCTTCATTTCTTTATTACCTCCGACCCGCGCCGATCCGACGGGCTGCGGGGCGTCCAAAGCCTCCGTCGTACTTACCTCCGGGGGGAGGGTTCGACCGTCCCTCCCCCCTGCAGGAAAGAGAAGGAGTGAAAGGAGGTAAATATGAGGTAGGTTTACTGTCAGTCTCTCACCCCCGTGAGCATGGCGGCCTTCACGTAGGAAAAGACGGCCATGCTGCAATACCACTTAATCCTGGTGCGTGTGCAGTCCTTGGTCTCCAGGGACCCGAGGCGCTCGACCTGAATCGTCTCGGGGCTGGATAGGCCGCAGACGGCGCCCTCTCCCATCTGGAGTGCGAAGATGACGGAGCAATCGCTGGCGGTGCCGACGTCGTAGTTATCCTTGACCCAGTCGGAGATAGCGACAGGGATGCCGTTGAAGTACTCCACCATCTCGCCGAGCTTGCCCTCTCCGATTAAGAGGTTGGTGCCAGCGGCTCTGGCCAGGTTCTGGATCTTCCTTCGGGAGCGGCGGCTCATTAGCAGCAGGTCGGGCTTGGCCCCCCTGACCAGGTCAACGAGCTTGTCCAGGCTGGCCAGGGCCAGGGTGGCTCCGTTGGCTCCTGAGCCTTGGTGGCAGCCCAGGCGGGTTGTCCAGGTGACGGTATTGTCCGTCGTGGTGCCGCCCTCTACGGTGTTCCAGGTAGGCGCAGAAGCTCCCGACGTGCCGGCGGTGGTACACTCGTAGCGGAAACCGTTCTCGAGCCCGGTGGTGGGGACCACGACGTCGCCCAGGACGTAGGCATGGCTGGCCTGCCAGGCCGTGCCCTTGAGGGTTTTATAGAGTCCGTTGAACTGCTTGGCGTTGACGGAGGTGTCTCCGTTGATAAAGGTGTTCTCGAACTCGTGCCTGAGCGCCTTGGCCTTCTGCTCGATGACAGCTGCCTCAAGGTCCTGGACGTTACTCCTGGTGGCCTTAAGGAAGTTGTCCACATCGGCGTCTCCGCCCAGGATGCAGAGGGCAGATGAACACTGCTCGAAGGCTGGCTCTGAGGTGGCCCAGGTGTCGGTGACGGGGTCGTACCAGGCCACCGTGGGGAGAGTTTTCTCCCGGTTATACTTCAGGCTGTTGCCTGTGATCTGAATGAAGGGCAGCCGTTCCAGGATGGGGCTGTCCTTGACTACTGTCTCGATGATGCCCTTCAACAGGATATCGGTCGAGAGTTTAGATGCTTCGGCTAATGATATCGACATGGTTAGCTAGTTCCTCCTTTTTGCTGCCCCGATGGGATCGGGGTTTGCAGTATTCCAGCGGCGATCTTCTCCCTGGGGGAAAGCCCCTCGAGAGGGATCTCGCCCCTGGTAGGTGCTCCGGCCGGGACCTTAGCCTGTTTGGCCTGGGCCTCGAGGTTGGCCTTGACGGCGGTGGCGATGGATGAGGCTTTGGCCAGTGAGGCGTCTATCTCCTCGATGCTGGCGCCGGTGATGACGTCGCCAGGGATGGCCGGGTTAGCGAGCTTGACGACATCGAGGTACCTGGACACAGCCTGGTCGGCGAGCTTAACCGAATCGGTTAGCTGGTCGGTGGTGAGGGCGAGGTTGGTCTTCGCTTCGCTTAGCTCGGTTTCCAGGACGGCGATGCGGGCGTCCCTGGTGGCCAGGGCTGCTTCTGCGGCTGCCTTAGCTTTCTTCTCGTCGTCCAGTTGGGCCTTGATGGCCGCCAGGTCTTCGGCCGTCGGGGCGGTGTTGGTCTCCGGTCCTTCGGTTGGTGAAGGTTTCTTTTCTTCGGGATTTGGCATATTTTCTGACATAATTTCTCCTTGTGAGTTATCAGTCAGGCACTTCCATTTCTGCGGCAATCGCTCTCTCTCTCGCTCCGCCGCGTGTGGACTGTGCCCTGAACTCCTTGTTCATTTCCAGGATCTGCTTCCTCTCCTGGAGCCAGCGGTTAAACTCCTCGTCGGGGTCGTCGATCCCCAGCTCGTCCATGGCGGTCCTGCGGCTGTGGACTCCGGCCTGGACCAGGAGCTGCTCGTTCTGAGCAACCCTGTCGACGTCCTGGGGTAGGATCGTGCCCCAAACGATTCGGTGGTTGACTCCCTCGAAGTTCTCGTGCATGAAGATCTCGGCAAGCGTTAGTATCATGTCTGTCCGCTGGCGGTAGACGTTGTCCCTGATGGTGCGTTTTCTGATCACCTTCTGGATAAGGCTCGATAGCTCTATTCTGAGGGCGGTGCCTGAGAGGTCTCTTTCTATGCCTCCCCAGGCTGCCCGGGGCATTTCGGTGATGTCGTGGAGTGAGCGGTAGAGGACGTCGATATAGTCTATGTGTAGCCTGACGCCTCCTCCTTGCAGTAAGTCTAAGAGATAGGCCTTAGCGTCCTCGGGTATCGTCCACAGGGCGCCGGGCTGGACCTTGATGTCCTCGGCTGAGGCGATGTTTTCCAGGACGGCGATCGGGTTTCCGGACAGCTCTAAGATCCTAGACAGCTGGCTGATGGCTCGATTGAGCTCTCTCTGTGGCTGGATGATGACGGGGATGTCGGACTCTCCCCAGAACTGCTTGGGCTTCTTGAGGTTGGGGAAGATGATAAAGGGGATGAAGCCGTAGGGGTTGGGCTTGGACTCTATGATATCGTTGTCCAGGTAGAGCTGGAAGTCCTTGGCGGTCCAGAGCTCGGTGACGGTGGCCTTCTTCTGAACGGCTCGGCCATAGAGGAGCTGGACCTCGTCCTGGGTGAGGGTGTATCGGGAAGCTACTCTCCAGACCCGGGTGGTATCGTCTCCGAGCCACCAGGCGAAGATCCCCGATACGTCGGGGGCGGTGATCCGTATTCTCTTTTCGGTGCTGTCCCAGGTCACCTTATAGCAGCCGTCTCCCAGGATGGCGGTGTCTATCTCGGTTTCGTAGTCTAGCTGTTGAAGGTTGTTCTGATCATAGACGTCATGGAGGAGCTGCTCGGCTTTTCTGACCCGGGGTTTGAGCTCTTCCTCAGATTGGGCCTGCCCTGAGCCTGTCGAAGGGTAGCAGGCGAAGGCCAGTCCCTGCATAAGGAAGCTGGTTAGCTTGTCTATGGAGACCTTGGCGTAGTTGAATACGAGCTGGCGGTGTCGTGATGTCTGCTGCCACTGGCTGCCGTTATAGAAGTCGATGTTGGTACGGTAGGCGGCGAGGCGGGTGGTGTCCAGGCGGTTGAGTGAGCCTGGGGTGAAGCCTGTGCTGAGCGAGGTCGAACCGTCAGTCATCTCACAACTCCAAATCCTAAATCCCAAGCTCTAAATCCTAAGCAAATCCAAAATCCCAAATTCAAAGCTCTAAACAATGAGAAATGACAAAGCTCAAATATCAAATCAAGCTCAAGACCCGAAGGATGAAAGGAAGTAGTTTTGGCATTTAGGCATTTGGATTTCATTTGTCATTTGAATTTTGAGATTCGGGTTTGTCTAAGGCCCTTGTTGCATCTTGACTTTTAGATTTTGCGAGGCTGCTGCCACCGCCTTCAGCCACCTCTGTACCGTTCTCGGGCTCACCTCGAATATGCGGGCGATCTCCTTAACGCTTTTGCCTTCCCGCTCCAACTCCAGCATCCTCTGAGCTCGCCTGAGCTTTAGGAACCTTTCCTTTCCCCAGGGCTCTTCTTCAAGGCAATAAGGAAATGGGCAACTAAGACAGGAGGGAAAGAGCTCGCAACCCCTATCTTCGTAGGGAAATTCCTCGGGCAGTAAATCCCATAGCAACTCCTCTGTCATATCAATCTTCCCTTTGCCTTGTCACTCTCAATTGAAGCTCGGGGTGCCGCGAAAACGTTAATGGCCGGTCTGGATTCTTCGCGCAGCGGCTCCTGAATGAGATTCTTCCTTCGTCTCGATTTCATCGGGACTCCCTCAGAATGGCAAATCAAAGTGCTAACACTGTATAAATTAGCACACTTGTTCTAATAGAGCAAGAGAATTTTGTCACGACGCACCTCTGCCAGCACCCTCGTCCTTGGACAAACTCAGGACAGGCCCTTAACCCTCTCCCGTCCAAAAAAGAGGCGATAGTATTTTTCGAGGCCTGAGGGCCCATATCCCCCTTAAGATAACGGGGATAATAGGGGGCTATACGGAACACAGTGGTCCAGGGAGAGGGATAAGCGTAGAGGTACAAAATAATAATGTAGTTGCCCAATTTATTGGGCAGGGCTGATAAATCAAGCTTCTTATGTCATTCTAAGCCCCGACCTGTCGGGGCGAAGAATCTCATCAGTTTGGACAGGTCGGTTCCTTCATAACTCCCTTCGGCAAGCACTCGCCGCTCTGAGTGCTCGCCGAGCCCCTCTTATCTTAAGAGGGGCTTCAGGCTTTGACACGTGAAGAAATGCCTTCCGTCCTCCTGAGCGAAGCGAAGCATCTCCCGCAAAACAGTACAGGCGAGGATAAACCGCGCCACGACATTATTGGCTAAATTCCAAATCCCAAATGGATCCGAACACCACGATTCAAAATCGTAACGTCGTAGGGTCGGGGCTTGTCCCCGACCACGGGCGGGTCTCGTCCCGACATAGTCCCGACAATGTCGGGATGAAATCGGCATACCCGCCCGGTTCACCCTCATCCTTCGACAAACTCAGGACAGGCCCTTGACCCTCTCCCGTCAAAGGGAGAGGGAAGAGCCATAGGCCTAGACAACAATTAATAATGTAGTTGCCAATTCATTGGGCAACTACGGATACGAGGCTGCTCTTTCTGAGACTTGTGATTTTCATTTGTCATTTTGATTTTTGACCTTTCATTTTTGAATTCCTGTATTGTTTGGGCCTGTCCTGAGCGTTCGGCTGAGCTTACGCGGAAGCCTTGGCGAAGGGATTTGGTGCTTGGGATCCGGGATTTTCGCCCGGGGGGGCCACCGGGCCAGGGGGCATGATACCTCGCTATATCAGGTATATTGACAAAAGAAAGGCGGCGGTTATAATAAAATCTGAAGCCATTTTGGCAGTTAGGCCGCTTTACCTATTGACAAAATAGATATATAGGTTTAAAGTAATTAGGAACCCGTAAAGCGGGTGCATTGCTATTCGCGTTGCTGCGGCTGCGAATAGAGGGAACGTTAACAACTGAATATTAACTTATGTAGCGAATAGAATAATGTAAAGGAGGTGATGCCTATGGCCAACTCCCAAAGCGAATGCTCCTTACCAGAACCCTCCTGTCGTTGCGAGGAGTCCTTCGCGAAGTGAAGGACAACGAAGCAATCCCGGCAACTGCGGCGATTGCCGCGCCCCGACAAGTCGGGGCTCGCAATGACCACAGGGCATACCGGTTCGCCAAGGGGAAGAGCATAATGCCTGGCCCGGGCAAAAAGGCCTTTTACCTTATCTCCTCGCCCTTGACGGGAGAGGATTGAGGTGAGGGTGAAATGGGCAGCCTGAAATGAGGCAGGCTTAAGAAACTAGGTTTACTGAATAAAATAATGAAACTCAAGCCTGGAGAGGTCGAATTCAGGTGAGAGTAGAAAAAGAGAAGATTTGCCGTGGATTTTATTACCACGAGCGTTAAAATAGCAAAACTGAATAAGAGTGGACTTCATAGGCCCGATGTCGGGACCGACACCGGCGCCAGTTTTTCTATGGTTCCACCTCACAGCCTAGAGCACCTGGCATCCAGCCAAGGGTTAACCACAGGTTGAGGACTGCTGATGCCAGCATTGTCGAAATGACGGTGTCGCTGTGTCATCTGGGAAACGCAAAGCTCGTGGCTAACAAATCAATGGCAAATACAATAAGAAGGAGGAATAAATGAGTAAGAGAAATTGGTATATGAGGGCGATTCACCTGGTGGTGGCCCTGGCATTTCTGCTCGGGCTGGCCATCATGCCAGGAGTGGTGACAGGAGATGATGGGATAGTCCCACCCACCCTGGACCCACCCGACATCGCCTTCAACGTCAAGGGCTCCATCCACAAGGTCTGTATTGAATGGGATGCCGAATTTCCTGCGTCCTATCGGATGGAAGCTGAAATAGACTGGTGGTTGGAGGCCGGTGTGAACCTCAACCCCGCCGATGTCACCGTTGTTGACCCCAGTGGCCCCAACCCGAACGGTGGTGTTTATGGGGAGACCATCAAGACCAAAGACACTATAGACAATGTCGAATGCATCGAGCTCAGGTCTATGAAGAGGGGCGACATCCACATCTTCGTGAAAATCAGCGTGGCCGGTACATCCCTCAATTGGACCCTCCACACGGAGAAGAAGTGGGGTGAGCTTGACCACACCGAGCTGGATGTTGACGCCAGTACGGGAGCACTGGATCATACCCATTCGGAGGAGTTTGAGGGCGATGAAACGCGAGTATATACAGAGACCTTGAAGGATACGGTCTGGGCCACGTTCATGGAAGTGCCCTCGCCCGAGCTGGTGGACGGTGCTATAGTCCACTGGTGGCTGGTCGAGGACGACACCACCAACCAGGCCTGGGTCGACGCCCTGATGGACTACCTGGCTGCTCATGATGGAGGTCTGGACGACGACCACTGGGCAGCTCATGGCAAGTACATGATGAGTGACCTGGGCGGCAGGGAGCCCTGGGAATACATCAACGACTGGGTAATCGGAGATCTCGACCCTGACGGTGACGGCTCCGAGTATGTTGACACGAACCTATTCTACTGGTCTGCTGTTAACGTCCCCGGCGAAATCGACACTCACCCGGACACCGATGACTGGTACGCCTGGGCTGTGACCGAGGGCGGAATAGCCACAGCTACGTTAAGTGTGGATGTGGCTGATCTTGTGCCTTGCACGACGTACAATGTTATGGTCGTGGTCCTCGTGTCCTACCCCAGCGGCAGCACTCCTCAGGACGACCCGTTCAACGGGGAAAATATCGTCTGCCTGGAGAAAGGCAAGAAGTCGTTCCACAAGGGTGTGACACCTGAGATAGATCAGGTGAAGACCCCGCAACTGAGATGGGCGGGCGAGAAAATCGTCCTGGAGAAGGACTGGGACGTTGAGCCTTACCTGTTAGACGTCTATGTATACAATTCCAGTGCTGAAACAACAGTGTGGGAGATGCTGCTTGACACTTACGTCGCTTACTACACGTTACAGGAAGGGTCGGTTGGCGCCCTGGAGCCCGTTTCTGATGTTGCTGGCTTCTCCATACGCGTATCGACAGAAGGCGGTCAGGGTGAAGAAATCTATGTCGCCATGGATTATTTAGGGCTGCCACTCGGAGCACAGGCGGTGCTTGCGCCTATAGGCGGCGAGTACTACGATATCTACTTGAATACCCAAGCCGGGACTGCCGAAGTGTCATGGATGGACGGCTATTCGGATACCCAGGCGATACTGTGGTCGCAAACGGACGGCGAGGCTGATGTTAACGCCGCCCTCTACAGAGTAAGCATGGGCATCCTCTATGAATCTTACGGCGGCCTGAGCCTAGAGGAAGCATTGTTCGCAATGAATGGCCCCATCCAAGACCACGGCTTCCTGGTCTACTTCTTGGAATTCGAGGATGTCACACTGGCCGACGACATCACCCCGTGGGACTCCCTGACTGGCTTAACGCCAGTGGAAGAGGACGGCTACGTAGCAGTTCAGGTGAGGGGCTTTTTTGACTATAGGCACAGCCTGCTGATGCAGACCACCAGAGAAGCGAAAGCTATTGACCTCAATGGCGACGCCGTCGCTGATAAGTACCTGCCCGCAGGAAGATACGTTCTTCCTGACGACTGGTGGCTGCTAGCTGAAACCACGGACATCGACCTGCGTCCGAACTTCGACCTCATGGACCAGGCTCACCTCGACACCATCGTGAGTCCGGTTGATACCAACCTTGACCATGACGAGGAGCTTGGCCCTTACGACAACGAAGTGCGGACCACTGACCCGCCCGCCGAGGCGGAATACCCGACCATCGGACCTTTCAGCACATACCAGCTCTGGAGCACCGAAGACATGTGGATTACTGAAGCCACGGTGCCCAGCAGCATCGGGCCTTATGACGATGGAGTGCGCAACACGGTAGTTCCCGATGGCAACATCGACGAGTGGGATGCCCCCATGCCACAGGCTCTGGTCATATTCGACATCGTGGACTGGAGCACCTCGCTGGGTGAGATCCCCACACTATCCGGGCTGGACAAGGGCGACCTTGAGGGCTATGGATTCGAGTGGTCTGGTAGCAACAAGATATATCAATCTCCATACTATGCTGTGGAGATTCCCGCCAACTGGCAGATACCGCCAGGATATGCCTGGATGAGCTGGACCCGGGCCCCGGGGTACGACTACTGGTACTTACCTATACAGGGACCTTACGACTTCTGGAAAGACCTGGAGTTAGGGTCCATCATTTCCAACACCCATGAGGGCGATCCCGGGATTCCTGTCAACCTCAAGGATGTTGAGGTCTACTCTGACAACCACGGCATCGCCGGATTAACCGTTGATGCTCTGGACAACATGGGCCGGGTTACCATCACAGCCACGGCGGACTACCCGTACGTACCCAAGAGGGGCAAGTATGGACCCAGGGTTTCCGAAGAGATTGACATCATCTGGGGCCCCAAGGTCGTGCACCTCAACCCGGACTTCGAGGCTGACCCCAGAAGCGGCGACGCCCCGCTCGTGGTTGACTTTGACCCGGGCTGGACTGCAGGCGGAACGCCTCCGTATATCAAGGCAGAGTGGGACTTCGATGGCGATGGCATTATTGACATGACCAAGACCGGTTCCTGGAGCACTCCGGCTGCCATCCCAGACGTAACCTGGACATACAATACCGACGGCGTCTACACGGTGCGCCTGACGATAACCGACAGCACCCCGGTGCCGGTCGGACCTCTAGTACACACTGAGGAGAAGATTGGCTACGTCACGGTAGGGGCTGCCGGACCTTGTGACTCGACGCCCAGTCCAGAGGACGGCTTTGCCGACCTGATTGCCGAGGGTAAGCTGGTTATAGTGTATAACCTTGATCCCTTCACCACCGAGCCGACAGCTGTGAACGGGTGGACCTGGTACGACCCGACCTTGCCGCCTGCTCAGAATAACCTGGCCGACTTGGAGAAGTACACGGCTTACTGGGTCAAGGTAACAGAGAACTGCTCGCTCACCTATGGAACCCAGACTTACAACTTCGCTAAAGGTTGGAACAACCCAGTTTGGCTAGGTTGCTAGACATAAAAATCAGGGGATGCCCCGGAAATGGGGCGTCCCCTGGAAGGATACATTATATTATTGTAGAAATCATAGAAAGGAGGTTTAAAGAATGAAGCATCGAAAGGTAATTGGCCTTATAGCATTAGTGATGCTTCTGGCTTGTGTGACAGCGATTCCGGTATTGGCCCAACAACCGTGTCAATTTAAGGGCACAGTAACGCTGGACGGTGCCTCAGTTGCTGCCGGGACCCCGATTACTGCCGAGCTGACAGATGGCACACAGGTGGGGTCAACAACCGCCTATATCGATGGCGGGGTGTCAAAATATAATATGATAGTCCCCCAAGTAGACGACGTGCCTGCAGAGGGTGCCGCCCTAAACTTCTATGTGAATGGATATCTGGGGGGCACGAGCACGTGGAATACCGGCGCCAATAAGGCCCTCAACCTGGCAGCGGGTGCTGGTGATGGTCCTTATACCCTCACGGTGACGATAAGCCCGTCGGGGAAGGGGACTGTGACCAAGAATCCCAACCTGACGCAGTATCCGGCCAATACAGTGGTTACCCTCACTGCTAGCGCCATTTCCGGCTGGGACTTCGATTACTGGGGCGGAGCTGCTAGCGGCACCAACCCAACAGTCCAAGTCACCATGAATGCCGATAAGAGCGTCACGGCGTATTTTGAACAGGAAGGCGCAGCAGTAGCGGGGACCTTTGCCTCGTGGCTATATGAGACATTTGTCGAGTGCTTAATCGACTGATAATTGAACAATGATGCAAAGAAAGGAGGTGACGCCTATGGGAAAGTCCCAAAGCGAATCCCCGCTCGTTTCCCCTCTTAAGGTAAGAGGGGCCAGGGGAGTTATGCAGCTCGATCACGCATTCGCCGAGGGGAAGAGAACAATGCCTGGCCCGGGCAAGAACAGCCATTGTTTTTCGTCATTGCGAGGAGCGCAGCGACGAAGCAATCTCGAAAAGGGGCAGCCTGTAATGAGGCAGGCTTGAAAACAGGTTTACTGAATAAAAAGGAATTAAGAACTTGAGCTTGGAGGGGTCGACTTCAGGCGAGAGTGAAAATAAGTTAAAAAGATATATAAGGAGGAAATAATGACTAAGACAAGAGCATGGCCAGTGAAATTGATGTATCTGCTCATCGCGGCAGCACTGGCCATCAGTCTGATAATTATAGCGGCACCAACGCAGAGGGTGAGCGCTGACCCGGGTCTCAGCAAATGGACCAAGGTCCCTACTCCTTCTGAAAAGGATGGGGTACTGGCACCCGAGTCCACCATCACTGACTTTGCTGTCGGTGCCGACGGAGAGGTGGCCTACGCTGTCTGGTACGGGACGCTTCGCAAGGATGGCTTGGATGTGGAGGACTACTGGCTGCTGAAATCCGACGACCACGCCGCCACCTGGGAAGACCTCAACGATGCACTGGATAATGTGATCGACCCAGATGACGAAGACCACAACTACATACACTGGGTGGTGCAGGTCGCCTGCGACGCTGAGGACCCCGATTTCGTGGCTGTCGCCCTTTGGTGGTATGACTACAATGAAGATGGCTACTTTCTGAGTGTGTTCTTCTCCACTGACGGTGGCACGACTTTCGAAGACGGCGACGAAGTTGAGGACGGCGGCGTTTACCTTTACGATGTCTTTGACCTCGAGGTCTCTCCCGAAGCGAGCGGTAAGCGGGACATCGCCATCGGCGGCATGACATCTGATGGGACATGCGCGCTATTCCATTCCACAGTCACTGGAGATACGGCGAGCGCCTGGGAGGATGCCACAGCCTATGACGGTTGGGACAACCAGTGGTCTGGGGATGTGGATACGGACGACATCTACTCCGACTTCGTGACCGACATCGTGTTCTCGCCCAACTGGGCTACGGATAAGACCGTCCTGGTTACCACTGTTGATGATTACAACGACACATGGACGGACGTTGTCTACGGCGCTGTCTACCTACAATCCGGCAGTTGGGGAACTAACGAAGGCTGGAACGAGAAGTCAACTGTGGGCATCAAAGCCGTGCCCATAAAAGAAGATGTGGACCTCCCAGCGTGGCTTCTCGACTATTACGCCGGGGCCATAGCCGGCATAGCCGTGCCCGAGAACTACAACGGCAAGAACATCGCTGACAGAGTTCTCTGGGCTTGGGTGGACTACTACGACGATGAAGGCTACCCCGCAAGCGAGATAGCCCGTGTGGAAAGTGACTCCGCTGACCCGGTCGGGCCCATGGGGCAGGTCGAGGACGGTGAAGTCTGGCTGACCAACGTGTCTTACCATGGCACCATAGCCGAAGGTGAGGCCATCGCGGGCGTGCTGGGCGATGGATTAGAGGATTATGCAGACTGCTGTGCGGGCGTCCAGGTCTATCGCAATGACGGCATCAGAAACATGGACATCTGCTGTGAGCGATGGATGAAGGCTTGCAAGCCTCCGACGGGCATCTGGGCCATGGCTGTATCCTACGTAGGCGCAGACAAGGCTTATGCCGTTGCCCTGAGCGATTGGGAAGACATTGACGAGGGCGCCTGGTCGGTAAGCTTTGACGACGGCGATACCTGGAACCAGATCAGCCTGATTGACACCGACATTGACCATCTCTCTGACGTGGCCGTATCGCCCGACTGCAACAAGACCATGCTGGCCAGCGTCAATATTAAAGAGACAGGCGAGTTTTGCGACTGCGACAGC